GCTTGACGAGGCTGATGTTGACCCATCCATCCCACGTTACATTGTTGTAGGCCCAAGCCAGATTCATGCGCTTCTGGCCGACACCAGCGTAACCTCTGCTGACTTCAACACTGTTAAAGCACTGGTGCAGGGCGAGATTGACGAGTTCATGGGCTTCAAGTTCATCATGTCAAACCGCTTGTCCGTGGACGGCAACAATGTCCGTACTTGCTTTGCATGGGCTGAAGAAGGCATGGCACTGGGTATTGGCAGGGATGTTTCTGCTCGGATTGATGAGCGTGCCGACAAAGGTTACGCAACTCAGGTCTATTACAGCATGGACATCGGTTCTACTCGTATGCAAGAAAACATGGTTGTTCGCATCAAGTGCGATGAAGATGACCTTGATGGCGCAGCGTAAGGAGTAAAAAATGGCTAACGTATCAACTACACTCGTATCCAATCTCCTTGCCCTGCCACAGGTTGCATCAAACGCTAATGGCCTTCACGGCGTAAAGCGTGTTGCAATGGGAACTATTGCTCTGGCTGCTGGTGACTTGTCAGCAACAGACACAGTAATGCTTGCTCCCATTCCATCAAATGCTGCAATCGTAACAATCAAGCTCTTCAACGATGACCTTGATTCAGGCACCACCAATACTTGTGACGTAGGTGTTTATTCAGAGAGCGCGGGTACTTTTACTGCGGTTGACGATGACGCTTACGCATCTGCTATCACGGACCTCCGTGGTGCGGTTGCTGGTGTTGGCACGGACGTAACCTTTGAAGCGCGGGACATCAATAAGCTCGGTCAGCGTGTTTGGGAAGATGCAGGACTTTCTGCTGACCCAGGCGGCTACCTGTTTGTTGGTCTGCTCTTTGATGCGGCTGGCAACGCCGCTGGCGACCTCTCATTCGTAATTGAGTATGTCGTAAACTAATCATTGAGGGGGCGGGAAACCGCCCCTTCTTTCCACAACATCGGGGGATTGGGATGTGGAGAAGAACCGCGACTTTCGTTGGGATTTAAAGCTCGGTCAAATAGCAGAGGATTGGTTGGCTGATTTGTTGCAATCAAGGACTATAGAGGTAAAGAGGGATTTTAAGGCTTCACAGACTGGTAAGGTTTTTGTGGAGTTTTTTTGTAGAGGGAAGCCGTCAGGCATAGCGACAACTGAGGCAGAGTATTGGGCGTTTATACTTGACGGGGATTCTGTGGTAATATTGCCTACAGAGAAAGTAAAAAATCTAGTCTCTGAGGCTCAAGAGAAGGGCAAGGTCGCGTCAGGCGGTGACGGCAATCTAAGCCAAGGGGCGTTGATAAAAGTTGAAAGGTTGTTGAAGTAATGCCATCGGTTGTTGATATTTGTAATGAAGCCATGGACCTGTTGGGTGCGGCAACGATTACCTCTCTTACTGAGAATACAAAAGAGGCCCGTCTTTGCAACAGGCGTTTTGAGACAGTGCGCGATGCGGTTCTGAGGGGGCATCCTTGGAATATTGCGATTACCAGACGAGCCTTGGCAAAGGATACGGACACCCCGGCGTTTGGATTTGAGGCTCAGTACACGCTTCCAACTGACCCGTTCTGTTTGCGTGTTTTATCGTTACACACCTCAAACGTGGATGACGACACCGCCGCTTATGATTCTCAGGCTATGTTCAAGATTGAGGGCCGCAAGGTTTTGACCAATGAGGATTCCTGCCGGATTGTATACATCGGGCGCATAACGGACACAGAGCAGTATGATTCCCTGCTGTCTTCAACGGTTGCAACCAAGTTGGCAGCCGAAACGGCTTATGCGATTACAGGTAGCACATCTGTATCACAGCAGATGTTTGCGCTTTATGACGATAGGCTGAGAGAGGCTAGGTCAATGGATGCTGTTGAGGGCGTTCCTGACAAGATTATCTCCGATGACTTTATCAATATAAGGTTCTAGCCGTGGCAAGAATATCCAGCATCTTAACGAACTTCAAGTCTGGAGAGATTTCTCCACGGCTTGAGGGGCGCATTGACTTGCAGAAGTACAATGAGGCAGCTCAGAAACTTGAGAACATGATTGTGTTCCCCAGCGGTGGCACTACTCGCCGCCCCGGAACCACGTTTGCTGGTCGCAGTAAAGATGGCGGCAAGGTTCGATTAATTAACTTTGAGTTCTCTGACGAGCAAGCCTATGTCCTAGAGTTTGGCGCAAACTATATTCGCTTCTACAAAGATGGCGGCATCCTGACCGAAGCGACCAAAAACATTACTGCGATTACAAAGGCCAATCCAGCTGTTGTTACGTCAAGCTCCCACGGCTTTTCAAACGGCGACAGGGTGTTCATTAGTGGTGTTGCTGGCATGACTGAGGTTAACAATCTTGAGTTTACGGTTGCCGGAGTTACCACAAACACCTTTCAGCTTTCGGGCATCAACAGTTCCAGCTTTACCAGCCAGCGCAAACACTGGCACTGGAATAACCCTTACAGCTTCTGCTGACTTTTTTGTCTCTGGTCATGTCGGGGCATTGATTCAGTTTAGGGAGAATGTTGAGATTGGCCATGAGGCTTGGGCTGCTTCAACATCCTATTCTCAAAACGATTTGGTTCACCATAATGGCAATCTATACAAAAAGACTGATTCAGGTAACGACACCTCTGGAAACCAACCTCCAGTTCATCTTGAAGGGTCGGAAACCTATGGGGATATCACATGGGAGTATCAACATAGTGGTACAGGCTTTGTAAAGATTACTGCCGTGGCCAGTGCTACCTCCGCAACGGCAAATGTTCAAACTCACAACTTTTTAGTTTTGCCTAGTGTTGCAACGGCTGGGACAACGCAGTTCTCTGAGGGTTCTTTTAGCACCAAGAACGGCTTTCCCAAGGCGGTCGCGTTCTACGAGCAAAGACTATATTTTGCTGGCACGGACTTACAGCCACAGTCTATTTTTGGCTCAAAGAGTGCTGACTTTGAAAACCACACACCCGGCACAGAAGATGATGCGGCAGTGAATGTTACGATTGCATCTGACCAGGTTAACGTCATCAAGCACTTGCTTCCGGGTAGGTTCTTGCAGATTCTTACAACAAGTTCGGAATTTACCCTATCCGGCGGCACGGGTGCCACACCCGTAACCCCAACAAATGTAAACGTCTTGCGGGAGACTACATTTGGAACATCTGATGTGCGTCCTTTACGGGCTGGAAACTCTACCATTCTGGTTCAGAAGGGTCTTGAGAAAGTTAAAGAGATTACGTTTGACTTGGACACTGACGGGCTTTTGGGCGTAGACCTTACCATTCTGGCTGACCACATTACTCGCGGTGGTGTGTCTGACATGATTTGGCAACAGGAGCCTGAACTTATCCTGTGGTTTGTTCACAGTGATGGTGGCCTTATTGGTTTGACGTATGACCGAGCAAATGCGGCGATAGGGTGGCATGACCACAATATCGGAGGCAACGGGGTTGTTGAGAGTATCACGGCAATCCCATCGGGGGCAGAAGACCAAGTGTATGTTTCGGTCAAGCGCACCATTAACGGTTCGACTGTGCGTCACATTGAGTTTCTAAAACCAATCAACTTTGGCGGTGATATTACAGATGCTTTCTTTGTGGACAGTGGCCTGACATACAGCGGTTCATCAACCTCAACGATTACGGGCCTGAACCACCTAGAGGGGGAGACAGTTCAGATTGTTGCAGACGGTTCGGCACACGCAGACAAGACCGTTTCAGGCGGGTCCGTGACGCTAGACAGGAGTGCTACAAAGGTTCACGTTGGTTATGGCTACGATTCCATAGTTCAGACTTTGAGGCTTGAGGGTGGGGCTAATGATGGTGCGTCCCAGGGCAAGATAAAGCGGATTCATGGCGTAACGGTCCGATTCCTAGAAACCGTGGGTGCAGAGGTTGGGCCTACACTGACATCACTGGACCGCATCCCGTTCAGAGATTCAAGCATGGATATGGATACTGCTGTTCCAATCTTTAGCGGTGACAAAGAGGTTTCCTTCCCATCGGGTTATGACAATGATTCCCGTGTTGTTATTAAGCAGTCGCAGCCGCTACCTATGACGATTATAGCTATCATGCGGAGGTCAAATACATTCGATGCCTAGACTTGTGCCATTCAAGAATATGCACCTGTTTCAGATTGAAACAGACTTTGAGTTTTCTGACGCAAACAGAACTCAGATTGTGCATCATGAAGAATGCCTTACGGCTTTCAGCCTACTGGATGACAATACAGTTATGGCTTGTGGTGGTGTTTACAGGCTGTGGGAAGGCGTTGGTGAAGTTTGGATGGTTCTGTCAAAGGATGCCCGGAAGATGCCGATTACTGTGTCGCGATGTACTCTTGCGGCTTTTGAGACTATAATGGAAAA